AATCGTATCGCTAGGCTTATGCAAATCAAGTACGTTATATAGCCCAATCTTTTGACCGGTAGGCCAGAGGTACTTTGGAGTTGATTCATCTACGCTCCTGAACTTAATACCTACAACACCAGCTGGCGTGAGGTAGGGGATGGACAATCTATTGACGGCATGCTCATGTCCGGCACTAGGCTCCACGACGCTTCCAAGAAGGAACGTATGCGCGACTTCCTGTGTTATGCCTCGTGCCGCCAGGTAGGAGGCTGCCTGTGTTGTTAGACTGGTGGCGTATTTGTTTGCTGCGTCCGTGAGCAATGCTCTCTGCTTTTCGTTTAGCATCTTTGAAATCTAGCCCTTCTTTAGCCTGCACTAATGTGTATACATCTCCGAGTACCTGACAGACCAGGCAATTGTATGCCTGATTGTCGAGGTTATATGCTGCGCTAGCCATGGTGTCATCATGGATAACGCACTTGCATGGTATCCAGCCATGTCTGTCCAGCACATTGACGCCGTAATGTTCTAATACGGCGGCAAGGTCAGGCTTCGATACCACCAGTTACCTTCAACCACTGGTTTAAGTCTTGGATAACCCACGACTGGTCTAGCCCCGCCATGCGGCGCTTGACGATGACATAGGCTGGTGGCGTAACATCTAAGTTACGCGCCTTGGCATAGTTAAATGCCTCGGTGGTAGCCTCACGCCAGAACTGTGGCAAGTCCATCTTGGCTGTAGCTTTTAGCTCAAAGATGTATGGCGCACCTGCAACGATACATACGATGTCGCCTTCGTCGTCCTTGCCAGCGAGGCGTAACCTTTCGGATGCTAAGCCTTTGCTACGAAGGAACTTGAGAATGCCTGTCTCAAAGGCGGAGCCTTTGCGCTTACCGTATGTACTCATAGTCCTAGTATCTCACAGATGTCATAAGCATTGTGCTTGAGCAGATATTTTTTTGCAAAAAATTTTTCCTCGTCAGTGTTGGTGGTGTCCCAAGAATTGAGGCTACCGACCTTTCCTGAAAAATAGTCTACGCCCTCTTTGAAACTCACTGCACTGTCCTCCAACTCTCGGCTATGTGCTGTGCGGCACGGTCTGAATAGATACTCATGCGGCTAGCATCTGCCCACAACGTGACAAACTTATCGCCGGTGGCTGAGTGCTTAGCAAAGCGATTCTTGACTGCGGCCACACGAAACTCTCCGGACCATGGCACAAGTGCAACGGTAAGAATCATCTCAGGCAACTGGCTAATCTTGCCTTGGATAGCTTTGCGGCTAGGTGGCAGGTCAGGCTTGCCTTCATTCTCAGAGGTGTGGTGAAGCAGCATCACAGCTGCATCTGTCTCACGAGCAATATGGTGCATAGCTTTGGCAATCTCACGAAGGCCAGACCATTCATCATTATGCATGGAGACAACGTTCATCGCATTGTCAACGATAATCATGTGTGGGTACTGACCATAAGCCTCACCGTATGCACGAATGGCTAGGTCAACCTCATCAAGTGTAGGTGATGGAGCGAAGTCAAACTGCAAGTGGTCAATGCTTGACAGCTCCGATGCGTAGAATTCTCTACCCTCACCGGTTGCAAATGCTTCTTCAACAGCTGCAACCTGATGTCCAGTAATCATCGCTGCTGCGCGGATAGACGTTGTGTATGCGTCAGTATCTGCGGATATGTACAGCGTTGGCACCTTCATCTGTACTGCCATCCAGAGAGCGATTAAAGACTTGCCGGCATTTGGTTGTCCGGCAATCATGGTTAATTGTCCCCTGCGGAACCTGATTCCCTCACTAGCTAGCGAAGGAAACAGGTCCGGCAGTAGTTGATAATCACTAGTGCTTTTCGCTGCCGCTTGTGAAAGTGACAGCATCTAATGACTATCGGATGAACTTAGGAGCGCACTGGTCAGGAGTGCCCTTTGGTGATGGGCAGAACCAACCCTTCCATGTCTTTGCATCGCCTGGCTTTGACTCACGGTAGGTGAGCTTGCCGTGCTTGCAATGGCCTTCTTCGATAACCGCTGACGGAGCGGATGGTGCTTGTGCTACTGGTGTTGCACCCAAGCCAGCAACTGCGTTGCGGACACCACTGGCGTTAGCCAATGAGCCAGAGACAGCGCCGATGAGAGCGGCTGTATCTTGGATGGTTGCAAGTCCTGCTTCCAACTCAGCTGAGTCATCTGCATAGACGTTGACGAGTGTTCCATCTGCCAACTTAAAGTTGACTTGGAACTTAGTGTTTGCTTGTGCTGCCATTTTTTCTCCTTAGTTTATTTCTGCTAGTGGGTCGTAAATCTGTGCTAACTCTCCGCCAACGGCGTAACAATAGTCCTTTACGCCGCATGTGTTACATGACATGCCAATGTTTGGTAGAAAGATTTTGTTCTGTAAGCCACGCTCAAACTGCTCGAACAACTCTGTGAGTACAGGGATTGTCCAGCGGTCTAAGCCGGAAGCTTCTTCAAACTGTGCCTTGCGGGCTGAGTAATAGTAGCCCTTGTTAGGGCGTACACCGAATTGCATCTCCATCATGGAGGCATAGACTCCCAGTTGTAGCGATGAGTCTGGCATGTAACTGCCGGTCTTAAAGTCTACCACAGCAATGTCAGTGCCTGCCACTACGACAGCATCAGCAAAGGCTTTTACGTTGACGCTACCGAAGAAGTTGTTGAATCCGATTTCAACTCCGGGTACACCTTCTGGTGATACCCATAGCTCAAAGCCTGACTCCTGCCAAGCGTTGATGAAATCGAAGAACATCTTACGGCCATTCTCATCCCACCAAGTCTTGTCTTCCTTGTTGGGGTTAGCCTTAGATGAACGTCCGCCTACGCGCCAGTCAGTTGGATTGGTGCTAGAGCGTGACTCAACTTCTGCAATCTGCTCAATGAATGATTCTTCCCAAATCTTATCCCAACTCATGCGAGTGAATCCTCTCCTGATACAAGCTTGCGTGCTTGCTCAAGGCCTAGTTTAATCATCTCGTTAGGCTCATTGTCAATAAGCTTTTGGATTTGCTTGCCAAGTGCTAGCCGCATGACGACTTCGGTTTCAGCAAAGGCTTGTTGGAAAGCCTGCTGGCTAATAATCTTTGCGTGCTTCTTACCCATGTGATTCTCCTAGCGGTGGTGTGACTGCAACGGCGAGGCTACCACATAGCGCACAGTTGATGTCCAGGAAATAGATACCGATTTCTCCGTCATCGTCAAACTTACACTTGACCGACCAGAGGTCTGACCCGCATGGGCATACTTTGATTGGGCCGAGATTACGATAGTCGGCTTCTGTGCCTGTTGTTGGTTTGAGGTTAGCGATGTCATCCATCACCACTCCAACGAGAACCAGAAGAACAGAAAGTCGGCGTCGATGCCGTACTTGCCAATGCTGAATCCCAAGCGGACAGTGTGCTTGCTGTAACCGGTGGTCAGATTGACCCGATTGCGAAATGTAAATTCTTTTGTCATTAGAATGGTGGCTTATCCGTGAGAGGTGTTTTAGAATTTTCAAACTGCTGGAGCAGGAACTTCTCTGCTGCTGCGTGGAACGCAGACCCACCGACGAACCACCATGCTGGCTCGGACGGTGCTTGTAAGTCACGCTCTAGTTGCCATGCTTTGCCACAGCGAATCCATGAGGTGAGCGAGCTGAACGAACGGTGTGCTACTTGTATATCTGACATGGCTGAAATGTAGCATATGGGTAAGCGTGGCGTGTCAAACGCAACACGCCGACGATTTCGCAGCTGGGTTCGATTTGACAATCAGCAGCTGGGTATGTGTACAATATGAGCGAAGCGAATGTAGTTAACCCCGGCGCCTCTTAGGCGCCCCGTTGAGGCGGCTAGGCTGATAGCCTCTAACAGTAAAACGGAATAAAAAATAACCCCCGCGATTAAGCGGGGGTTACGTCTTTCACACGCTAGCCATTTGGCCTATCCTTGCGGATTACACAGGGATGGTTCAAGCGCGAATTTACTTTGCAGCTGTCTTAAAGTGGTTATATGCACCAACTGCAACTGGTCCAAGAACTGCTACAACAGCAGCCCATGCAACAGACTTGAGGTGATGGTTACCAGTCTGCCAAATTGATACGCCAGCAACGAGAAGTGCGGCGAGGTAATGCTCGACGATAGCTTTGTTGAACTTCATGTCATTCTCCCTATAGTGAGATTAGTTTGTCCATTTCGGACT